TCAGGAAGTTGATAACAACTTTAATTCTGACTCAAGTTCTTCAACTCTTTCAGTCAGTTTCTGGATATGGTGAATCAGTGGAACAACCAGACGTTCGTACATTACACCTTCGGCAACAAGGCCATTGCTGGAAATAGCTTCAGGAGCATCATTCTCGTTAGCTGGTCGCCAGTGTACAAACTGAGGGGCAATTTCTCCTACTTCCTCGGCAATCAACCCGTAGAATCCCCAGTCACGCCTGTCATTTTCGCATTGCGACCTGTACCATACAGGGCGCATCTTGAAAATGAGATCGGCGTGCTCTGAATCTATCGTCTCTACTGAATGTTTATAGCGAATAGACGATGTTGACCGCAGTACAGACGAAATTGCAGGGTCAGGATTAAGATAAAGGTTTGCCGCCGCTGTAGTCATGCCCAATCCCCATAAATAAAACGCTTCACGACCTGTCAGTGGATAAAAATCTCCGCCATAACGACCGCTTTCCAGATCGTTCACTTCCACTTTGTTTTTCAGCTTATTATCAACTTCAGTTTTTGTGTATCTGGTGCTGATATCCTGCTTTGCACTGGTCATATCAGTCTGAAGCGTTGATACTTTTACGTTAATTGAGGAAATATCTTCCTTTGCCTTACTGACATCTCCCTTTAGCGTTTTGATGTCATCAGGAATTACTGTCGATGTAGCCATTTTTCTTCCTCACATCCAGCTACGGAGTTGATGCTCAACAGCAACCGCGTGTTCATCGAATAATGACGATATTTGCGAATCATTAATGATGCGCACATTTACAAAATATCCGTCTTCCTTAGCACATACCGGCTCGCCATCTTCAGTCAGTTCTCCGGTTTCTTTGTACACGTTACCTATCACGTCAATAAGAATATCATCCTGCATCAACTCGTCATCATAATAGCCAATGCTCTCCATAAAGGCCGAAAAGTCGGCCCTGTCTGCAAATTTGAGTGTTAAATCTTTCATTAGATTGACTCCCCCATCTGAGCATCAGTCAATGCCTTGTGCCATATTCTGAAATTCCTGATATGACCAAATAAATGACGTAATCCGGCTGTAGTCTGGCCTCCAATACGGATAACTGCGGTGCTCTGAATACAGGACCATGTGGTTTTTGTTTCGCTGGATATACGCCCGTTACTTACTGCGCATGTAGACTGATCAGACTTTACACGCATCCCCATAACCATTTTTTCAAGTGATGCATTTTCGTTTATCCGTCTGTTAGACCCACCAATATCGCAATAAGGAAATCCGTCGTAATCTGCTGAAGAACCGAAGCCAAGAATAATAGCCGCTCCGGTTTGATGACCGCCGGTATCAAAAACACGCGGTGCTGCATTTGGCGTTTTATACCAGTTCTTATGTACCTCACAAAGAACCGTAAAAGGAAGATTATAAAGATTATTCTTAATTGGGACTGTAACTATATCGCTTGCCCGTGTTACCGGTGCAGCCCCCGTAACAATAAAAGATGATGCGCCTGTACCAGCCTCAATCTGGGGAGTGGTTACATCGAGACAATCCCCTGATGCCACCATCTGACCTGTATCCGGAGAATACTGGACGAAACCACCAACCGTATTTTCTGTTGTATCTGCTTTTAATGTAGCCTCAAAAAATATCCAGCCAGTTGCATCATCCTTAACAGACCTTGCTGTAACACGGCTTGTCTGGCCTGTCTTGCCAATTATGCGGGTGGTAAGGTTCAGGCTTGCTGCTCCTATTGATGTCCTTACATCCCCATCATAATGTTCAAATAAAATACGAACGGCGATATTATCAACTTCACTTTTTACCCGACAGGATATAGTTACATACTTTTCGTCACCTGAAGTATCAACCCCTCCGGTACTTGAATACAGCCCTATAATGGTATGCGCTTTACTTGTGCCAACAATCGAATCCTGTACGACAAACCGGCCATAATTAAAACCGAAACTATCTGTGCCTGTTTCTGTAACGTCCAGTGAAGTTGACTTATTCCACTTCGAAGGGTCTGTACTGTTCGGGAAGAAGTTCGTTCTTTGCCCCTCAATAAGCAGGCCATCACGTTCAAATCGTGGCTCGTCAATGGCAGCCTCTGTCAGCACACCAGATTTATTAATGTAAGTTGCTTTTGATGCGCGTTTAAACTTTACAATCTTGTCGCCAGGCATTGTTATTTCATCGTCGCCAATAACAATCTTTTTATATGACGGCGAAAAGCCCGTAATCATATCCAGTGAATCATTAAACGGAATCCAGACATCAGGCAGCGGCGGAACTATATTCACATATGGTTTTACAGCCACTTCCGCTGCAGCTTCTGCGCGGTCTGCCGCCGCTTCAGAACGTGTCGCCGCCGCGACGGCTTCATCCTTTTTCTGCCCGGCCTTTGTTGCCTCTGCTGCGGCCTCCTGCGCTTTTGTGGTGGCAGTTTCAGCCGCTGTTGTCGCTGATAATGCTTCACGACGTGCTGCGTCAGCATTTTCTGCAGATTTCTCCTCTGACGCCCGGGCATTAGTCTCTGAAAGTGATGCTGCTGTTGCTGCTTTTTCTGATGCTGTTTTAGAAGATGCAGCAGCTTTCTCGCTGTTGGCTGAATTCGTCTCTGACGTTTTCGCCGCGTTCTTCGATGAAGCCGCTGCAGTTTCGGATTTCTTTGCCGCCGCTGCGCTCTGAGAGGCGGCTTCGGCGTTGCGTGCCGCTTCTTCCACCATTTCCTCAAAACGACGCAATGCCTCCGGCATGACATCATCTTCCGTCATGGCACCGAGAAAATCATTCAGCGTACCTGGTCTGGAACCTTCATAGACGGTAATGGTCCCGGCATGTGAAGGCGGAAAACCTTCAACCAGCAGGATAACGCTGTACTGGCCATACTCAACATCCATGCTGTAACGCCCGGCTTCATCCGGATTTTCAGAGGCCACCGTGTTCACCAGTACCGTGGTGCTGTTACGCTTTGCCTTCAGTTGAATAGTGCAGTTCTGTATTGGTTTTCCCGCACCATCTTTCAGCACACCTGAGATTTTTACTGCTGCCATATCCACTCCACAAAAAGGCCCGCCTGAACCGGCGGGCTGTCATAACACTGTGTTACCTGGCTAATCAGAATTTATAACCGACACCCACGATGAAACCGTCAGTGCGCCAGTCGTCACTGCCGGAACCTTCATATGCAAGGTCAATGGCCACGGATTCGGTCGGGTTAAACTGCACACCCGCCCCCCACGCCAGAGACGTGTTGCTGTGGCGGTTGTCATCGCTTCCGGTCAGCACATCATGCATTTTCCCCTTGTTGTCGGTCACCTGAAGATAATCCCCGGAAAAAGTCGAAACACGGCTGTAAGCCACACCCGCCATCGCATAAGCACTGAACCATTCATTCACGCGTACAGACGGCCCCGCCATCACGCTGAACCAGCGGTTACGCACTGAATCTTCATGCCAGCGGGTATCGCTGTAACGGGTAATCTGGCGATTCTTGTCTCCTGCATAGCTGAATGACGTCACCAGCCCCAGCGTGTCCGTAAATTCATAACGGTATTTCACGTTAATGCCCTTCAGGTCATCGTTGCCGGGCATATCAGTATGGGACTGAAGATACCCGCCGCTTAGTGTGGACTGATGCTCTGCTGCACTCGCTGGCGTACCAGCGGCGACCAGCCAGACTACTGCAGACAGAATAACAGCACATAATTTACGCATAATTACCTCTCGCTTTTCTGCAATAAAAAAGGCGCCATTTCTGGCGCCCGTATTTGGGTTATAAAATTCAACTGATACTGATACCGGCTGTTGATTTCTTCATCACGACAACAAGAAGGTCGCTGATACTGGTCGTTGGCGTCCAGTTATTAGCACCATATGAAGAAACATTGAAAGTCAGGGTGACATGACCGTGTCCGGCAGGCATATCAATGACGGATGAAAATACCCTGCTGACATCCGTCGCGGGTTGCTGAAAGATTTCCTGTCCGTTCTTCAACACCTGCAGCTTACAGGTTGAATACCAGTATGACTGTTGGTTGTTGCTGTTGAAGTTTTCATGCTTACCACCGCGAAACAGAACGGGTGGGATTACTATCTGACGGTCAAAAGCCTGGTCATCGTACACAGTGACCGTTATTGTACCGCTGGCATAACTGCCATTTCTCGGAAAGGCTTTTCCCACCGTTTTGACAATATCACCTTCAATCTGGTTGGCAGACAGTTTTCCCAGAATCCGACAGTTCTGGTTAATCGTGACATTGTTGAGCGTCCCGGAGTTCGCATTCACGTTACCGCTGATATCGGCATTTTTCGCCGTCAGCCGCCCGTCCGGTGTCAGGGAAAATACCGGAGGATTACCGCCGCTGGTAATGGTTGGAGCCGTCAGATACTTCAGGAACACCTCGTTCATGAATATCTGGTTGCCCTGCGCCACAAACATCGGCGTTTCATTTCCGTTTGCCGGGTCAATAAACGCGATACGGTTAGCGGCAACCAGGAACTGGCTCAGTTTACCTTCCTCCGTATCCTCCATGCTGAGGCCAAGCCCCGTGACATAATGCCTGCCGTCTTCGGTCTGCTCAATTTTGACGCCCCACATGGCATTCCATTTATCGTTGGCATCTTTCCACTCTTTCGAAAACTCCTCCAGTTTGCTGGCGTTATCCTCCGTCAGCTCGACTTTTTCCAGCAGCTCCTTGCCGAGATGGGATTCAGTTATCTGGCCTTTGAAAAAATCCAGGTAACCTTCCGCATCATCGCTCGCCTGACCGACAGCCTCCACGAATGCCGATTTGCCAACAGTATTCACACTGCGGATATAAAAATAATAATCATGGCCCGGCTTAATATTGATACTGGCAGCTATCCAGTACAGCGCCGTGCCAAGATAGCGGGCTGTGGTTTCAACCTGCCTGATATCCGCAATCCGCTTTTCCGAGAACCAGAATTCAAACTGTACCGTCGGGTCATAAACGGCAAGATGCGGCGTTGCGGTTATCTGAAAATAGCCCGGCGTCAGATCAATCCTCGACGGTGCTGCCGGTGCGGCAATCCGGAACGATACCGACGCCGGATCGCCCTGCTGCCCCCACGCATTTACCGCCCGGACTGTCAGCCTGTAGTTCCCCAACGCCAGTTGTGTGAAGCGGTATGTGGTTTCCGTCGTCCTGGCAGTGCTGACCAGCCGCTCACTGCCGTCATCCGCTGTCACGGTCAGACGGAGCAGGAAGCTCACGCCCTTCACCACCTTTGGTGTGTCCCATCGCGCCAGCACCTGATATTCCCCGCTATCTGCAGTGACTTCTGCGGTCAGGTGCTGCACTGCTGGCGGTGTGACACCGTTCACCGTGCCGCTCTGGTCACCGTCAAAGTGCGCCCCGTTATCCACGATGGCTTCTTTTTCCGGTACATGCTGCACGGCGGTGATGGCATACGTACCGTCATCGTTCTCCCGGATACTCACACAGCGGAACAGGCGCTGGCGCAGCGTCGGCAGCTTCAGCCCCCACACGCTGTATTCGGCAACGCCGTCAGGAACACGGCTCACTTTCACCTTCACGCCGTCGGTGACGGACTGGACCTCCACGCTGACCGGATTACCCTGCCCGTCAACCAGGCTTATCAGCGTGGTGCCGGAGGATGGCAGCGTGATTTCACGGTCGAGCGTCAGTGTCCGCGTCTGGCTGTTCACCGCCAGCACGCGCCCGCCGGTGCTGATACCGGCATAGTCATCATCACAGATTTCAATGACATCGCCCGGCACATGGCGAAGCCCTTCTGCGCCCACGCTGAAGTCCACGGTCTGCGTTTCCAGCAGCTCCGTTTTAATCAGCCACAGCCCGGCGCGGTGCGCCTGCCCCCGGCTGGTACAGCCAAAGGCATCCATCTTCGTGACGTTACGACCGTAACGGGCAATGGCCTGTGTGTCCTCCACAAGCTCTGTCGCCGTCTCCCAGCCGTTATTCGGGTCAATCCAGTTCACCTCAACGGCAGTATGGCGGTCCTTCAGGGCGCTGAAGCTGTAGCGGAACGGCGCGCCATCATCCGGCATCACCACATTACTGCGGTTATAGGTCCACACCTTATCCGACGGTCGGTCCTGCACGAACGTCAGCGTCTGCCCGTTCCATACCGGCATACAGCGCATCGCCGAGCAGAAATCACTGAGAACATCCCACGCCTTACGCTGTGTGGTCAGATACGCATTACAGGTGATACGCGGCTCCGTGCCGCCAAAACCGTCCGGCACCGACTGATCGCAATGCTGGCCGATGACATACAGCGCCCATTTGTCCACATCCGCCGCACCAAGACGTTTCCCCATGCCGTAGCGCGGATGGGTCAGCATATCCCACAGACACCATGCCATGTTGTTGCTGTATGCTGGCTTAAACGTTCCGTCCCAGATACCGCTGTATTGCCGCGTCTGCGGGTTATAGTTCGACGGCACCTGCAGAATGCGCCCGCGAAGATGATAATTACGGCTCACCTGCTGGCTGCCGAACTGCTCCGAGTCCACCTGCACGCCGACCAGTGCCGTGTTCGGGTAGCACTGTTTCACATCGATGATTTCGGTGTATGACGACCAGAGCGTTTTGTTCTGCAGCTGGTCTGTGGTGCTGTCCGGCGTCATCCTGCGCATCCGGATGTTGAACGGGCGCGGCGGCAGGTTATCCACCACCACCGAGGCCAGATACTGTGAAGTTGTTTTGCCCTTAATGGTGATGTCTTTTTCCGTCACCCAGCCACCATTACGCTGTATCTGAACCAGCAGGCGGACTTCCGATGGATTCCTGTCCCCCTTTGAGGTGGTTTCCACCAGTGCCTGCACACCGAAGGTAAAGCGCAGACGGTCGATGTTTGCCGACGTGATGGTCCGGGTGATCGGCGTGTCATATTTCACTTCCGTACCCAGCACCGTCTCGGAGCCGGAGGATTCAAATCCCTCCGGCGGTGTCTGCTCCTGCTCACCTGCCCGGAACACCACCGTGACACCGGAGATGTTGGTATTCCCCTCACTGTCCAGCACCGGTGTACTGTTCAGCAGCACGCTTTTTAATCCATCCACCGGACCTTCAACCGGCCCTTCGCTGATGGCATCAATCACACTCAGTAACTGCGTGGATTTCAGGTTGTCCTTCGCTTCGCGCGGGGTATGCCCCTTACTGCTGCCTTTACCCATTCGTCATGCTCCATAAACGACAAAACCGCCCGCAGGCGGTTTCACATAAAATATTTTGCATCATCGACCAATCACCACAACCTGACCACCGTCCCCTTCATCTGCCGTGCTGATCTCCTGAGATACCACACGTGACCCCACGCGCATTTCACCATACAGAACGGGCAGAACATTGCCCTGGGCAACCATGTTATCCAGTGAGGAGAAATAGGTGTTCTGCTTACCGTTATCCGTTGTCTGTGTGCGGGGAGTTCTGGCTTTCGGTGCCAGCATCTGCGCCACACCGCCCAGGATCATACTGGCCCCTGCCGCATACATACCCGATACAGCCGCGGCACCCAGCCAGCCCACAGGGTTCCACCATGCCACCGCAATCAGCGCAGCCCCCAGCACTGCCTGAAAAACACCACCACTTTTGGCACCCGCCAGACGCGGTACTATGTGGATCACGGCACCATTTGCCAGCGGCTCATTAAGACGGGCAGATAATTCGTTTTCGCCTGCATCACGCCCGGCAATGCGCACCTGATACCAGCCGTCGCTCAGTTTCTGGCGAAACGACGGTAGCTGCGTGGCCAGCGCCAGGATGGCTTCGGCCCCCGTTTTCACACGAAGGTCGATGCGGCGGCCAAATCGTTGCAAATCCCCGTAAAGGCAGATGCGTGCCATGCCCGGTGACGCCAGAGGGAGTGTGTGCGTCGCTGCCATTTGTCGGTATACCTCTCTCGTTTGCTCAGTTGTTCAGGAATATGGTGCAGCAGCTCGCCATCACCACAGTAAATGGCGGCATGATTCGGCACCGATGAACCAAAGCAGCACAGCAGCACATCGCCCGGTTGTGCCGCTGACAACGGCACCTGATACAGCCCCGTCGCCTCCATATTGTCAAGATAGAGATTCTGACCGTGACGCCACCAGTCATCCCCGCGATTAAAATCCGGCATCTCAATTCCCGCCAGATGGTAAGCATCCCGGAACAGCGTGTAACAGTCCGTCACCCCGTGCTCAAAGCGCCGCCCGGTGAGATGCGGCACACAGCGGAATTTATGGATCGCCCCCCGGCAGACCAGCCACCACGGCAAATCACTCTGCACCTGCAGCCGCCGGTCGGCCTCACTCAGCCAGGGCAGACCACCGGGGTGGCTGTGGACCAGCGCCACAATCTCACCCTGCATCTCTGCCTGCAGCCAGTCCTCCGGAGCCATCCGGAAATACTCCTCCGGCTCACCGGAAATATTCACGCAGGGAAAATATCTTTCCCCCTCCGGCGTTCTCACCACGAAGCCGCACGACTCCGCTGGCGCACATCGCCGGGCGTGCGCCAGAATCGCTGATTCTGTCTCTGTCATGGGATTTACTGCGAAAGTTTGTTAATGGAAAGGAAGCCGCCAAAGTTGCCGACGTTATTGCGAAACTTACAGCCACTCAGGCATTTGCTACATTTATCCTTCGTGATATCGGACGTCGGCTGGTCATATTCATCCGCGACAGCCGGACCATTATAACCGCACTCATCACCGCGATAGGTCCAGGTGCAGGTGTTGGCCAGCATGATGCGCCCCGGAAAAACGGCACCATCCGTTTCCGTCGGTGTGGACAACACAAAAGAGGCACTGACCGCGCTCAGTTCGCTGCACTGCTCGATGCGCCAGCGGCTGATCACCTCCTGCTCCGGATCGGCGTCACTGTTTCCGTTGACGAAGTTCACCGCATCCAGAAAACGGGCGTAAACCTTACGCCTGACCACCGTTCCGCCGACCAGACTTTGCAGGTCTTCCGCCATCCCGGTGACCATGCCGTGCAGGTTAGAGACTTTCAGTGTTGGTCTTGCACTGGCTCCTTTGCCGTTCATCTCAAAGCCGCTTCCCTGAATAGGGTACGCCTGATACTGTCGCCCCTGCCAGGTGACCGACTCACCTTTTTCGTTCTGCTCATTACAGAAAAAATAACGCTCTCCGCCGACCTCTGTCAGATCGACTTCCCAGAGCACGACCAGCGCGGATTGCTCCGATTTTGTACACTCATTCAGTGTTTCCTGCTGTATATCCTGCATCAGTGAGTGACCTCTTCAAAGGTACAGTTAAAATCGGTATACATGGCATTATCCGAAATACTCCACTCCCTGCAGACAACCCGGACGGTCCTGTTGTATTTTGGCGGACGCCACAAAAAAGCACGCATCCCGGCATGACGGGATAAAAAACTGTCCAGCGTAGCGCGGGAATATTCATCTGTGACCCGAAATACCGGTTTAAACGTTTTCAGATCCGCATTCAGACCACCAGCCCGTCGCTGTTCATATCCGTCACCGAACTTTACCGTAATAACAGATGGCTTTCGTGTCGTCTCCATCCCCTCGCGGGGGAGCCAGTTAAAAACTTCAGACTCAGGCACTGCATAATCCTCCGTCCCGACGTGATGACTGCATAATTGACACAACCCTGCTGTCGATCAGATCCACCAGCCCCCTGGCTGACTGCGTATCTATCTCGCCATTGCTCCCTTTATTCTGAATACTGATGTGATACACGGGAGAATAGACAAATCCCCCGCCACCACTCACATTCCCAATGGCTCTGACCCCTAGGGAGCCGTCCGCTGCCCGAGTCAGTGGCATGATAGCTTCAGGCCCGGCCTCGCCCATCAGCCCGGCACCTTTCGCAAAAGCAAAATACGTCGGTGTATCCACAATGGTGTTACTGTAAGCACTCAGATTTGCCGATGTGTAAACACCGCCTTTTGCGTTCGCTACTGCACCGGAAAGCCAGTCGCCAACACTACCAATCCATCCCCCCGCTCCCGACATTGTCCCGGAGAGTGATTTCAGCCCGTTAACAATGGCCGCGTTCATCAGGATTTTTGAAACTTCCTGAAGGATCGAACTCCCCCAGTTTCTCCAGTCCACAACGTTGCCGGCCAGTGCCTCAGAAATATTTGAAACCAGACCATCCATAGTGGAAACGACCGCATCTGCCGCTTGTGAAGCATAATCAGTGGCACTGTCTGCCCAGTTCGTCAGCCCCTCTTTGAGCCCGGCATTCCAGTTACTGCGTAAAGCATCGGCCTTTGCATAATAATCCTGCTGATCGTTGAGACGCTCCTCCAGATATTTTTCATTCAGCGTTTTTTCCTGTTTCCACAGGGCTTCTTCGATTTCTCCGGTCTGGTACTGTCTCAGCAACTCATTATTTTTCTGCTCAAACTCCTGTCGGATGTTCCACATTTCCTGAAGCCGCTCACGTATTCGTGTTCCGTCTCCATACCCTAACAACTGAGCCTCATTTGATGCCCTGACACTGGCGTTACTGTCCGCCAGGCTGCTTTCATAAGCAGCAATTTGCTCACGAATTTTTTTCTGGTCGATGAGTGCTGCATTCTGTAAAAGGGTTTGTTTCTGCGCTTCTGATAAGGTTAATAATTCGCCCTGGCTGACCTGGTATTTCATCTTAGCCAGTTCAGTATTCTGTCCTGCCAGTGCTATTTGTTCTTTTTGTTGTTTAATCAGTCTGTTATAAGCATCTTCCGTTTTTTCTGCTTCCGATTTTCCACCACGTACTTTTGGCTTATTCGCCTGGTTGTTACGCCATGCTTCCAGCGCGTTGTTGATATAAGTTTGCCTTGCCGTCTGATAGGCATCCCCCACAAAACCGAGATCATCCGCTACATAGCCCAGACGAGTACGCTCACGCGCTTCCCCCTTCATACGGGATAAGGTCAGCTCTCGCTCAGTGTTATTCAGCGCGTTCTGCTGTTTATCATCCAGAGCAGCCTGTGGCAGCCGTAACGGTACATTCACCAGCCCCTGTCGCTGCTGAAGTAATTCATTACCAAGCCCAAGAAGACGATTAAACTCGGTATGTTGGCCATTCATGATCAGTAATGACTGATATGCTTTGTTTTGTTCCGCTGCCTGTTGGCGGATCAGCACCACTCGTCGTTCTTCCAGCCCGGCAAGCACATCCTGGATTGACTGGGCTTTTTCCTGCATTCCGGAAAGTCGGGACTGCTCAACAGCCAGCTGACTTGTTGCTTCTGCAAGCCCTTCTGTGACAGTTTTCACCGACGTCATGTGGTTAATCATAAAACCGTTATCGGTTGTCCAGCCCGGGTTTGCCAGGACATACTGATAGCCAGCAATTTTTTCCTGTAAGGATTTAATCTTACTTTTCTGCTCGTCAATTAACCTGTTCTGCTCCTCCAGAGCCTGCCGCGTCTTTTCTTCATTATCTGCCGCTTCAGGAAGTGACATTGCAGACGTTTTCTGGCGAATTTCGTCGATTGTTGCGGCATACTGACGCGCTGATTCTCTGGCCTGCTCCTGGTTCTGATACATTGTGTACCAGGCCGCCGCCCCCAGCATGACAAGTCCAGGCACACCACCAACCAGCCCCAGAGCACCACTTAACAACCGACTACTAACTGACGTAACGTTATTCAGCGTTGCCTGTGCCGCTGTTCTGGCGGCAATATTACGGGTAAGTGAAGCCTGTGCGGTTGCCAGTTTCGCTTCTGCTGCAGCCTGTTTTTCTGTACCACGGGCAGCCACAACCGCCTGCTGCGCACGATACAATGCCGCCCGCGCTCTGGCTGTTGCTATCTGTGTCCCTCTGAGCTGTGCCTCAGCAAGAGCCACTTCGTTTCTGGCAGCAGTGATTAACCCGGCAGTTGCAGAGCCCGCAGAAGACGCCATATTGCCAAAATATCGGGCTACACCAATTGCAACCAGAGCTCCCGCCGCCGTGGCAACCGTATCAATATTATTCGCAACACCATTCATTATTCCGGTAAGCGTTTTCGTTGCACCGCTGGCATCATTCGCACCACCAACCCAGGCCATAAAGGCGTTTTCAACTTTGGTTGCAGAGGATGATACGGTATCAGGCATGGCTGCATATTCATCCCGCAGCGTACCAAGCTGGCTAATCAGTGCAGGAACAACCTTATCGGCGGTCAGCTTTCCATCATCCGCCATTGCCTTCAGATCTTTACGGGCAACCCCCATTCCTGCAGCCAGAGCACGAATAACACGATCACCGCTTTCATTTACTGAATTAAACTCTTCACCGCGCAGAACCCCTTGCGCCAGTGCCTGGCTGAACTGAGTGATCACCGAGCTGGCTTCCGCAGAACTGGCTCCGGACAATTTCAATCCTGTAGAAATGGCCTCGGTAACTTTCAGTACTTCCTCAGACCTGTAACCATATTCCCGCATGGAAGAAGCCGAACGTGCAAAAAGACTGGCGTTATCAGCAAAAGCAGTACCCGTTCTCTGGCTGATCGCCATTAATTCGCGCTGTGATGCCTGGAAATCATCGCTGGACTGCGTGGCCTGCTTCAGACGGGCATTTACTGAGCTCCATTCATCCGCAAGAGATATAAGATGTCCAGTGGCAAAAGCACCGGCAAATGCGCCAGCCATATTCATTGCCGAAGACTTCGCCGTATTTATCTGCTCGGTCACTTCTGCCAGTGCTCGCCGCATATCACGGGATGCAGCTGCAGACTGTCGACCTCCGTTCTGCATGGTACGGTAGTACTCCTGTCCCATACGTGAAGCTCGCGCAATTTCTGACTGGAATGACTGCGAATTTGCCGAGATTTTTATAATCAGTTCGCGTAGTGACGCCATTCTCGTTCTCCAGGCAAAAAAAAACCGCCGAAGCGGTTTTTGCTTTTAAAGAAGCCCAGCCTTACGCCTTGCTTCTTCAAGATATTCATCATCCGTTTTTTGCGAAACGGTACTATCAGGGTTATGTGTTAAATCACTACCGCAATGCTTACACTTAATGGCTTCTTCTTTGATCAACTCCGCACAGTAAGGGCATTTTTTCATGCCATTGCTCACCATTTGTTGCTCATGCGTTTTTTCATCTTTTTGGATTACAAGTGAATGAACCAGGGCAACGATAAAGAGTAAGGCTCCGTATATCCACCATCCCCAAAATGAACGCCCTTTACTTTGCGCGATAATAGCCGGAATTAACCCCAGGACTAGCGCAATAAGAATAACTTCCATCAATATCTCCTTATTTACTTAATAAAAATCGGAATCATAATCCAGTAAAGTAAGAAGATCATTGTGTCGCTGCAAATAATGCATTTTCAAACGCTGTAAACGGATCTTTAATATTATTTGCAGGAACGACCTCCCACTGAAGAATCGCTTCATTCAGTGGAACTTTGACACCCTGCGCCCCGTAAACTGCAGAAACTATCTGGGCAGCCCGGATATCAGCCCGCTCGTCACCCAGCGGGCTGATCCTGTCAAATTCTGCCCACATCATGATTTCCGATGCAGACATTTCCCGGCGTAACTCTGACAATGTGCGCCCCATCCTGAGCGCCAGCATCATCAGAAAACGAATACCCGGAAGTGCTACTTTTTTTTAATAACTTCAGCATCAGTGATCAGTTCCAGTGACTGACGAAGCAGTCGCGCATGTACCGGACCATATACTGTAAGTACCTGCTCCCGATCATCCGCTGAAAACACGGGTTGCATCCCGGTATCACACAGAACATCGATGAACAGTTCAACATCCGCTTCCAGATTTCGGCGGGCACGCTCCGCAACTGATAACGGTGTATCATCATCTCCGGTTTTAACGATCTCCTGCCAACGTAACCAGGCTTCTGCAGAGGGTTCCCGTAATACAACCGTTGTACCTTCCCACTCAGGAACATCAACTGTTTTGTGGCGAAAACCAGACATCGTCGCCAGTGCCAGATTGCGGATATTTTTAGACATAGATTTCATCCTCCTTAACTGACAGTTACGGTGCAGGAAGTGGAGGTCACCTTATTAACCGGGCTTGCTGAATCAGAAACCTCACAGGTATACGCACCGGCATCTCCGGATGTCACAGAGGCCTTGTTGAAAGTTGCCGATGTCTGCCCGGAAACTGGAGAGCTGCCTTTCTTCCAGACATATGAATAAGGAGGCACACCACCTGATGCCTCAACAGACATATTCAGCGTTTCACTGGCAGAAACCTGTAGTGTACTTTTCAAATCAGAGAGGAGTTTCAAAGGTTCAGTGGTCAGAGAGGGCTTTCCTTTCAGGCGCAGGGAAAATGTGGCAGCAACAACACCGTTGGTTCCCACAGACCAGGTATGCTGGCGAACTTCTGCCATAAAGGTAAATCCATTTCCTGACGGGAAAATAACTTTGAAACCGTATGTGGTGTCGTTGTCATAAGCACTACGCAACGCGTTCTGGGCAGCGTTGAGATAAAAGTTTCCTGACATGGAAATCTCTGAAGCAGCCCCAAGACCGTTGATATTCTCCTGCTCGGTAGAACACAGCGTAGTGACATCAATATCCTGTTTCTGCCCGGCGGTAAACTGAACCTCTTTAATCGTACAGCTCAGTTCAAGAAAACTGGCAGAACTCAGCGTTTCTGCCGTTACCGGTGCAGACGAGATCATGACTTTGGTCTGCTGAGAACGTTCAAAATTAGAGGACATACTCGTCTCCTGAAAATAAAAAACCCGCCAGCGGCGGGTGGGTAAAATCATTAACGACCTCAGGCAATTACCTGAAATTCAAGCGTAGCTCTGCTCAGACGGGAATCAGGATCATAACCCTGAGTTTTAGAAATAACGGATGGTGCCAGTTCCCTTACCGCATCAAGCGCCTGCTCACGGATATCATCTGCGTCATCAGGAGCCGTTGCCCAGATATCAATCTGCACTGTGATTCTGGATTCAGCCTGACCATCAAGCACATCAGACGCGATGTCAGACACCACTGAAAACACCAGCCATGGTGGAAATACCGCAGGCTTTCCCTCCGTCAGCGGGACCACATAAGGATAAACCTGCCCTCCGGCCAGTTTGGACAGAAGAGCATACAGCGTGGCTTCTCTCATTTACTCAGCACCCCATCAATAGCCTGATTCATACGCTTCATGGCAACCTGTGCTGCCAGCTCCTCTGTCATATCAAAGGCCGGGCGAATGAACGGATGGGCAGGCATATTGATAGTCCCCAGCTCCACGAAACGCCAGTAAAACGCGTTTCGCGGATCGCTGGCTTTCATGCTGTTATCACTGTTTCCGGTTCGCAGATTCCGCCCACGAATGTGGACACCAGAGATAATTTCACCACGACGCCGTGAACGCTGAGTCAGAATAACCACGTTTTTCTTCAGTTTTCCGGTTCGCTCTGGCGCATGGTCAATAACCGCCTCCCGGATAACCTCTGCACCGGCACGGGAGGCATCGCGAAGCACCTTATTACTCTCTGCTCTGCTGAGAAGTTCCAGATCTCTTGCAATATCCGCCAGGCCAGAAAAATCCAGACTAAAATCTGTCACATTCCACCTCTCTGGCTGCAAAGTATTTCAAGCCTGGAGGATCGTGCGTCCGGGATCGGCGGCCCGTCAATATTCAGAATGGCTCCCTTGAATGCCCCGGTCAGCACTTTCAGACGTGAGGCGGCCGTCACATCGCGCCGAAATCGCATCCAGACTCTTACTGTTGTCTGCGCGGTTTCCGCACCGCCCGATATACGTTCCCGCCCACTGATCCCCTTAACCTCTGCCCATACCGTAGCCCCCTCTTTCAGGGTTTCCTCCGGGTGACCGGAAGGGGTACGGGAGGTCGTAATATTCAGAATAACCACGCGATCACGTAATCTTCCTGCCTGCATGAAATCCTCCTATGTTCCGGGATGAAACCGATACATTCGGAGTCCGGTATAGAAAAAATCAGGTACAGCATCCTGCATTTCCCTGTTCTCGTACCAGTAGCCAACCAGTTGCATAAGACGCAACTTTATCAGCGGTGTTATTACAAGCCCGGTCGTATCCTGATCAGGAACAGTTTCATCGTGAAGTGTCCGGTTTAAAAACTTTTCAGCCTCTTCTCTGGCTGCTGCCAGATACATCATAAGAAGTGCATTCTCCTGTTCATTGTCATCATCAATCCGGCACTGAACACGAAGCTCTTCCAGAGTAGGCATCATTTGGGCTACCTCTATGAATGCTGTTTTTTAGCCTTATCAGATACCCGTGCAACAGGTGTTCTCTTATCAGAAACAATCCCTGCTGCAGTGGCAATTTCACGTACCCGTTCGGGTAATTCTTTATCTTCATACTCACCAGCACGAATGATCTCAACGCGCATACCGTCCGGTGACCATTTCAGATCTTGTTTCAGGATCATGATTCTTTCACCTGTCAGAACAGTGGCGCAATTCAGCGCCCCTGAGTGATTACGCCGCTGCAATCTTCAGCAGTTTGATGGCCTGCGAATCGACCAGCATGCCGCCGGTGCGCTTGGTGGTATAAAAACCGACAAACGGTTTATTGGTGTACGGATCACGCAGAATGCGGGTACCGATACGGTCAACGATGGTGTAACCCCGTTTGAAGTTACCAAATGCAATAGCTTTCGCATCAGCGGCGATATCCGGCATCTGTTCGTTTTCAGCGATACCGTAACCCGCCAGAGAGGACGGTTGCCCCAGCTCCAGCCCCGGACGCCACAGATAGTTACCCTCGGTGTCTTTCAGCAGACGGATGGCAAACAGGCTGTTGTTGTTCATCATGAACTTCGCGCCAGTGCGGTGTGCCTTACGCAGCGTGTAAATCAGTTTGATAATGGCGTCTGCGGTCACCGTCGTCGCTTCACCGGATACAATATGCTGAAGTTTACCGAACGCACGAACCTTATCGGTTTCATCGGTGGATTCATACGCCAGGAACCCTTTTGGCTTCTTGGTACCATCACCGGTGGTAAAGGCAATTTCTTCCTGTTCGGCAAATTCGGTCGCCAGCTCGCTGTTGATCCAGACCTCCACGTTGAAGAAGGCATCATCCAGCATTTTCTGAGTGGCCTGCGGGTTACCGTAGATTTCCCCCATGAAAGGTTCAATCAGTCCCAGTTTTGAGGTGGCAGTCTGGGAGCGCGCGTCAGTCTCGCCCACCCATCCGGAAGCCGTGCCGCCCAGATTCACCAGTTTTTTGTAGTCGGAACCGCCAACAGTGATCACCGTGGCTTCCTGGCGCATCACCACTTCATCTTTCAGCAGGGTGAGAATGTTGCGATCCAGTGCTTCCGGCACGGCATAGCCACCGTCTTCATCGGTGCCCACCTGCAATGCCTTGCGCTCCAGATCGCGCAGACCGTCTTCACGGCCTTTACGCAGAAAGCCCACAAACGCCTCTTTGTGCTCTGTGGCCAGTTTATTTTGCGCACCACCTGCCGGACGTTTCAGCTCAAGCAGCTCTTTTTCAAGGTCGCTTTTGAGATTTTCCAGCTCGCTGAGTTTCCCGTTCAGGGTTTCCACCTGCCCGGCAAGTTTGCCTTTTTCCTGCTCAATCGCATCCACGCGCTTGTCGTTCTTTGCCCTGAAGTCGTCAAACTTCTGCTGCAGCTCCTGCGCGACCTGTTCCACATCTTTAATATCAACCGCCATCGTATTTCTCCTGATTAGAAGTTCAGATTTTTCAGTGCATTCAGTGCAGAGCCCACATCCTCAGCGTCGCGCAGGGACAGTGCGCCATAGCCCCCGGCCATGAATGCTTTGGCCTGGGTACGGGAGAGTCCGACATCACGCAGGACTCTTTCGATTTTTTTCTGTTCGGGGATTTCCCCGCGGGCCAGTGCGTTCTTGACGTCGCTGATCCGCGCCTCGTCGTTAGACGGGAACGTCACCAGGCTGACTTCCCAGAGGTCGATTTCTTTCAGCAGAAAGGCTTCTTTGCTCCGGTCGTATTCCCAGTCTTTCAGGACGTACCCAATAGAAAGGCCGGTTAACGAACCAGCCTTCATGTGTGCATGTGCGCGTTTTGCGAGGGGATCATCATCAATAAGCAACCGTCCCCTGACGTAAAGCCCGACATCGTCTTCCTTCATTTCGGTGTAAACACCGATGGGTTCATCCATGCGGTGCTGCCAGAGCAGCGCAGGTAACGCTTTTCTGTCACTCCACGCCCGCAGGGAAGCAGCAAATGCCCCGGACATCACCACATCATCGTGGCTGTCCTTTACACCAAAGACGGAGCCATACCCTTCAAACTCACCGGAGTCACTGACAGATTTCAGACTCAGCGGTACATCAAGACGTTGTTTCGTCTGCATTGGCGTTATCCTTCTGCTTACCGGCTTTACTGCCATCGGAGGGTTTCGTGGTCATGTTCATCGGTGTGAGATAGACATCACCACCGGGACGCGGATTCATATCTTCCAGGTCGCGGCAATCATTGGGAGAGTAAATTCCCCAGTTGATCCCGGTGGCGTAGGCTTCAAAACGGGACTTCATATCCCCGCGCAGTAACGCCCCGGCGTTAAATTTGGCGTAATAAACGCCCTGCTTACTTTTTCGTACCAGTCCGGTGTTGATCCGCTGTTCGATGCGGGTCAGATACGGCACCAGTGAATAGTTGATAAATCCCAGCCCCAGCTCTTCGATATTGTTGAAGGTGGCGCGATCGGTGTTCTGCACCATGTGCAACGGCACCCGGAACAGACGACAGATTTCTTCAAGCTGAAACTTGCGGGTTTCCAGGAACTGGCTGTCCTCGGCGTTCAGCGCCATCGACTTCCAGTCCAGCCCCATCTCAAGGATCATCGGGCGGTGAGCATTGCCAAGCCCGGTGTGACGCTCCTCAAAATCTTTCTTCAGGCGCTCATAAGCCTGATCTGACAGCGTCTGCTCTGTACGCAACACACCCGACGTCACCGCGCCATTGCTGAACAGTCTGGCCCCGTGCTCTTCGGTCGCTGCCGCCAGCGATATTGCCTCGCGGGCATAGGCGATGGGATTCAGCCCCACCAGTCCGTCCAGCGTCAGCGTGCGCACATGCCAGATATCCTCCTGGCTCAGTACATCCGTGGAGCCATCCGGGAATGTGACCTGATAGACCGGCTCCCAGCTACTGTTAAGCTTCGGTACCACACAGCCGGGATCGACGGGCAGCAGTTCAGCCACTTCGCCAAATGCTTTCACTTTGTAGGCGTAAAAGTTTCCCCGCAGGCACAGACAGGTGACCACCAGCTCCCAGAACTCCTGCGGCGTCATATAGCCATTGGGATGCGTGGAGATCAGCTTATGCAGACGTTCGCCAGTGGCTCTCTGCTTCAGGCTGCCGTTCAGGTGATACAGGTTGCAGGGCAACATCCCGACCGACTCCGCCAGCACCCTGACACAGGAAAAAACCGCCGTCAGTCGCATGGCCCGCTGGCTGCTGATCTGCTTTCCGGTATAGGTGTCGTAGGACAACCCGATAGCATCCGCCAGCTCTGCTGGCGTGGTCACCGGTGCGTCACTTTTTCGTTGAAATAATCCCGAAAAGAACACTATTTACCTCCGCCGACAGACGACTGTGTACGGTCGAGATATCGCGCCACCAGCCACGACCAGAACAGGCACAACGCCCCGGCAACAACAAACCCCGCCGGGGGATAAATCAGCCAGGCACCATACGCCAGCAAAAGCGCCCCCAGCACGCCCACCAGAGGCGCGAGAATCAGCATGATCATAATTACCTCAGTTAAAGCGAGCGGATCCCATAGGACTCAATGTGGTCAGACAACGTGTCTTCTTTCTCGTACAGCATGGCTCTGCCAACCGCCATAATCAGCGCAACTGCACCATCGATTTTGTTTTCCGCCTGCTCTTTGACGGGCTTCACCACATCATCGTTACCCGGAATGGTTTTGCCGACCACGTTGCCGATACACCAGGTCATGATGGGATTGCCATCATGATGAAAGCGCCCCGATTCAATTGCCGCTTCCAGCTCTTTCATCGGGTCGGACATGTTGGTGTAGTTCTGAATGATAGTGATGGGGTTCAGGTCTTCATCAGCAAGGTCATGTGACAACCCGGTCGCCCCGAAGGGGTCGATGGGTGACTCACTGACCGGGCTGATTTTGTTCGCCGCTTTGGCCTCCTCGAGGATGTAGCGATAATCCACCTCCGCACCATCGGTAACGGTCAGAACCCCCATCTCCACCCATTTCTGAAAGCGTTCGGCTGTCCGTCGATCTTCATTTTTCTCGACGCTGTACACCGTGTCATACGGTACCCAGAAACGCGGGGCCACACTGTAGTAATGCGTTTTACCGTCAATCTCGCGGGTATAAAGTCGCGCCATGCTGTTCATATCCAGCTTACGCGCCAGGTCAAAGGCCAGAATGCACGGCTGCCCCTCGAACTGCTCAAGGGTCAGTGATTTATCCTCGCAGCTCTGCCAGCTCACCAGGTTGAAATACGCCGAACGCGCCGACACCCAGATATTGAGGTGTTTTGTTTTAAAGACGTTTGCCAGACGGGCATTATTTTTCGCACGCTGCTGCTGACTTAACAAAAATTCGCGATAAACCGACACGCCAATATTTGGATTGGCTTTTTCCAGCACCTGCGGGTCGGTCCAGTCGTCACCTTCATCAACGGTATAGATGATCCCGAACAGTTCATCGTTGGGAACCGAGCCATTGAGCATCTCGATAACTTCCCGCCGCTTGTCGTAGCACGGCCCCTCAATGTTGTACCCGGCGGTGGTGATAGCCCACATCAGTGGCTGGCGTCGCGCCCCCATCCCGGTAAGCATTGTGGTGTAAAGCGCATCGGTGGCGTGCTCGTGATATTCATCCACCACCGCACAGTGGGGTGATGAACCATCACCGGGGTTACCGATCAGTGGTTCAAACCGCGCACCATCCTCCTGACGGTTCATGTTTGAGGCGTTAACCTCAATCCCGAACGCTTCCGTCAGCATGGGTGTGCGTTTACACATCAGTCGCGCCGGGCGAAAGACTTCCCACGCCTGTTTCTCCGTCGTGGCACCGGAATACACTTCCGCGCCAAACTCGTTATCACAGGCAAAACAATACAGGGCAACACCGGCAGAGATTGCCGATTTGCCGTTCTTACGGGGGATTTCGGTATACACCTCACGGAAGCGGCGCAGCCGGGAGCCTTTATTGACCCAGCCAAACGCACAGCAGATCACAAATAGCTGCCACGGCTCCAGCGTGATGGGCATCCGTTTGAATGCCCACTCACCCTTGGTGTGCGGCAACAGCTGAATAAATTTCGCGGCCCGTTCAGCCAGGTCCTTGTCGAAGCGGTAACGAAACGACTTACTTTTTTCCGCCATCAGGTCATCAAGATGGCGCTGGCAGGCCTGAATCACAAACTGGCAGGCAACAATCTTTCCGCGCACGACATCCCGGGCATACTGATTGGCAGCATTTACGTTGGGGTAAGATTTCCGGCTCATGATTCGATGATTTTCAGAAACGGGTTAGTGGCTTTCTTCTTCCCCGCCAGGCCAATCAGACGCTGGCGGCTGCTGGGGTCGAGTCCGAGCATTGCCCCCGTACTGCTCATCTCGGACTCCTGTTCTTTTTTGGCGGTCAGCTCCGGATTTTTGACCATACCGCCCATTGCACCGGTGATGGTGTTGCCCTGTCTGGCAATATTTTTCACGGCACGTCGCCAGAACTCGTAGGCCACGCACCACCGCTCAAGCACTGCGAGGTCAGTCACGCACAGCAGGCCCTGACCGCAGAGTTCTTTGGTTGTCAGTTGCCACATGATCGTGGCGAGAGGGAGATCTTCTTCTGCGAACCACTCCGGTGGCTCAACACCTTTGATGGGCGTAAAAACAGGTTCATCTTTATTCAGGGCTCGCTTGCCGGGGTTTCCGGCCAGCGCCTTGCGCGCCGTTGGCTTGGGGCGACGCCCGGAACGCCCCGCCGTTCCAGCCATATGCGGCACTCCTGGTTAAATTTCATTTTTCGCGGGTATAAAAAAACGATGGGGCGGGCAGTCCGGAAGGATGCGGGCTGCAGGGATTTACCCTCCCCCTCCCCTAGGTGGATTCAGATGATAGTTATTATCACTTAAGACGTTCACGCGCGGTCTTCGTGGCGTGACACGACCAGCACAGGCTTTCGAGGTTGCGGTCATCATCAGTACCGCCGTGAGCTTTCGCGATGATATGGTCGACACAAGACGCCTGTTTCACCACGCTCCGCCGGAGATGTTCCTGGCACAGCCCTTTGTCACGCTTCAGGATACGGGCCCGGATGACTTCCCATTTGGTACCGTAGCCGCGCTGGTGACGGGATTGTCCTGGCTTGTATTGTTTCCAGCCTTCGCTTTTGTGGCTTTCGCAGTAGCCTGACGGGTCAGTGGTGGTTTGGCGGCAGCCGCGAACGCGGCAGGCTTTTGGGGTTCGTGGGGGCATGCTGGCTCCAATAAAAAGCCCCGCGACGCGAGGCTTAGACAGAAAAAACACCGGATAAGATCTGGTCATTCTTCCTTTTTAATAATGACTTCTCGAGGGCGCAATTGTTGGATAGCACGACAAATACAATATGGAATAACTGCCCATGCTACTCCCATTGCTGCACCTGCAGCCTGTTGTGGAGCACTCTGAGCACCGAAAACCCCGAGGATTCCTTCAATAAATCCAATAGCACTACACAAAAGACTGATGACCCAGAGAATTTTCATAAACCCAAACTCCTTTTAAATAAACACTTTACTAGGATAATTCTCATAAAATGTTAGTAAAGTATTTTCAGGAAAATAGCGTATCACTGCCTATTTTTGACACTGATGCTGGGATAATTATTCCGGTCGCTGGAGTTGCTCATGATGATACAGAGCGAGAATCAGGTCATAAGACCCTTGCCTGTCTTTGTAACCAGTTTTATCAACCAATTCAGCTTTACTGATTCCGGGTAAATCAAGAATCAGATTCGCAACTTCAATTGCCCTTTGGTACAACTTACCGCCCTTTTTCTCCCCATGCAGTGGTTTTACATTCTTGAGGTAACCTCTATCCGCCAGGGCGAGAAATGTTGCCCTTGGGCATATCTTCTTTCGTGACGATTCGCTTTCTGTAACCTCTGCGACAGCTGCATCCCATGCATCACGAGGAGGCATTGAGCTATCAGCAACCAAATGATAAGCGATTAAAGCGGCGCGCGCGTATTGAGACATAATGCATCCATATACAAAAATCTCATGATAAGACTTTTCTAATATGAACACTGTGATCTCACATACTCTTGCAGGCCATTCAATTGGTTAGTTATGGTTTCGATGCGCTCTCTGAGAACGAAATAATCCCGTTGAGCGGTGTCAGTAAGTCTGGGGCTGGAAGCATCATCCACGCCGGAGGCGGCGGTGGTTTTATGCATGTCCGGACAGACTGCTTTGACGTGCAGCCACTTACGACCAGCAGAAACATCAGCACGAAGACTTTCGATAGTCGCGTTAGCATCAGCAAGCTCCTTTGTATATCTGGCATCGAGTTCAGCTACATTACTTTGACGTTTCTGCATGTCAGCGATAATGGATGCGGCCTTATCGCGCTGCTTTTTGTAGGTGATGGCGTTATCACGGTAATGATTAACCGCCCATGACAGGCAGACGATGATGCAGATAACCAGAACGGAGATAATCGCGGTGACTCTGCTCATACCTCAATCTCTCTGACCGTTCCGCCCGCTTCTTTGAATTTTGCAATCAGGCTGTCAGTCTTATGCTCGAACTGACCATAACCAGCGCCAGGCAATGAGGCCCAGATATTGCTGCAACGGTCGATTGCCTGACGGATGTCACCGCGATCAATCATTAGTAAAGCGCCACGCTCCTTAATCTGCTGCAATGCAACAGCATCCTGGCTTTTAGGAGAGAAGTCTGTCAGCCCTAACTGCTTGCGGTAAGCATCCCACCAGCGTGAAAGAAGTTGATAACGGCCTGCGGCTGTTGATTTGAGTTTCGGGTTTAGCGTGACAAGTTTTCGAGGGTGATCGGAGTAATCAGTGAAGAGTTCGCCACCGACAATAACGTCATAACCGTGGTTACGTGTCGGTTGTCGCCCGTTATCCGTTCCTTCTGACCAGGCCACCATATCAAGGAAAGCTTTACGCTGAGGATTTAGTACCTGCATAAATTACTCCTTCGAGCTACCAAATTTGTTACCGATTACTCGCATTGCAGCCCCACGAATAGCATCGACACCGATCAGCCCAACGCCGCCACCAATGGCAACAGAAAGAGATTTAGGCCATCCGACATACTCAAGAGCGGATGCAAAAGTCAGCGTCAGAGCACCACAGAGCAAAATCTCGAGCGTTTTTCGCTTCCAGCCACCACCACCGCCAAAATAGGCAATGCGCAATCCAGCCATAACAATCGACATAATCACTGCGCCCAGTGGTGTGTCTCCACGCCACCAGCTCTGGAGCAAGTCCAGCCAGGTATTTGGGTTATGAGGCATTTGTAGTTATCTCTCACCTCGCTGATACAGCAGGTGCAAATTGAGGGAACATCATGTACCGCAAATCAGAAGCGGAAACGTCAAAGAAGCCGAACCAATGGATAACTGCGGAATAGGCCAGGCCCAACGAATCCCCAGCCACAGAAACGACAAAACCCGCTCGACGGCGGGTTTAAGCTGTGTGGCGAAGTAACCACTCTTAACAGATTACAAGAATTTTTGCGGACCGCGTTAATGATTTTTAATCCCAAAGTCGTATTATTCGTTTTTTACTGTAGGAGTTAACAGGTTTATATTATGTTAGATACACTATCTTTCACTGAACGTGACGAGTTCCAACGAAGAAACATCGCTGAAAATATCATCAAGTTGCTAAAACCAGAGGCAGACATTTCACCACTGGTAATAGACGGCGCATGGGGAACAGGGAAAACAGAATTTAGTATCAAACTGAAAAATCTCATTATTGAGCAAGAAACCGAATCTAAAGTTGTTTATATTGATGCCTTTAAAGGGGATCATGCAGAATCTCCATTACTTCTCATAACCTCTGCAATTGCTAGCATTTTGCCTGAGGAAGAAAAACAACACTTCATTAAGAGATCACTTCCTGCAATTCGATTTGGTTTAAAAACGGTACTAAAAGCTGGTGCAGGTTGGTTTTTACGACAGGAGGCTAGTGAAGTTGCCGAAGAATTCCAAGATGCGATGAAGAAAGCAAGCAATGCAGCAATAGATGGGACTATTGAAAATTTGCTTGAAGACCATATGGAATCAGAGAAAAACATAAATTCACTTAAATCTTGCATCGAAAGTATTTCAGAAAATCAAAAGATAGTAATTATAATTGATGAATTAGACCGATGTAAGCCGAGTTTTTCAACAAATGTCATTGAAACAATAAAACACATTTTTGACATCAATAATGTCTTTTTTATTTTAGTTACAAACACAGAACAATTAAAAGCATCGATAAATCATATTTATGGTTATAGTATTAACTCACAAAAGTATCTTGACAAGTTTATAAAATATACCATCACGCTTCCAGACACATGTTTAATAAATGGTCACGTCGTATGTAAAACATCTGCTATATATTGGAATTACCTTGTAGACAAGACAAAATCACTAAATGAAATTAATAGTTTATCTGGTAGATTTATCCGTGATTTAATTCAACGAACCAACTTATCCTTACGTGAAACACAAACTTTTTCACGCAATCTTAACATTTTTCAACTGTTAAACGACGAGGAGTACAAAAGCAGTGCTCCTTTAATAAATAGGATCTTTGTCGTAGCTGTCTTCATACATTGCTTTGGTGACAAGGAAAAAATAAAACAAGAAATTACCGCTGAATCTATATCTCATTTAGCAGACCTGCTTAACATAAAAGAAATACCTTATTCTTATGAGAGAAGATCGCAAATTCCTGAAATATCTATTGTATTCTTCGGAATAATTAAAGACAGCATTACTCTTAATGCGCGATTTGCCCCTAAAAGTGATGAAGAACTTAAAAGATTCACAAATGTTTATACTAATTATGATCACCTAAATTTTTGGAGTACTACACCCAGAGAGTTATTGATAAAATATATCAATCAAATGTCATTCATTCAGTAAATAATACGCCCCTGCATGGGGCGTATTTTATTAAACGTCCAAATCTAATGTTAGATCTAGCATGGAAAGGCAGCCATCAATAAATCCTTCGGCTAGCTGTATTTCTATACGTATCAATTTCTCATCCTTTCCACGCGCCTTTGCAATCTTACGCTTGGATATTCTGTATAAATAATGTGCCACAAGAAGCGAATGCTCATAAGGTCTTTTTTGCTTTAGACGAGCAAGACAACCTTCAATAATTAATGCATCACTATCCGAACAAGCCAAGCGTTTCTTGCTGGTATAGGGAAGAAGCCCTTTAAACCCAGCAGCTATAGGAGAATAGTCTACTCCTGAACTATCACTCGCCGCCCATGCTCCCCAACGATCCAGAACCATCTGAATATCACGCATCAACTTTCTCCACAAAATCAGGCCAGCACGCCAGTTGCCAGCGCACGATCGATAAAACGAAATATCAGCTCCAGTTGGGAGCCATACTTCTCTTCAAATGCCACGGTATCTGCATGCAGCTCGTCGTGATGCTTTCTGCACAAAGGCAACACAAAGAGGTCATGCGCTTTTGTCCCCATTCCTCCCTGACCGTGACCTATCAGGTGGTGAGGATCATCAGCAGACTTTCCACAACATGCACACGGCTGCGTCTTAACCCAGCGCGTGTACTTTTCGTTAACCCAGCGGCAACGTTTGGGGCGTAACATAAAAGACTCCGGCGACTCCGGATCCACTTTCAGCGCCAGCACCTTTTTCGCTTTATCCTGGATGATGCTGGTGGCAGGAACCGAAGGAACAAGGTCACTTTCCCGGGTGACAGACGGCACAACAGGCTTCGGTAATCTCAGTGCCTTACGGGCTGCACTTTCCGGTAAGGCATCCGCCAGGTCATTACGAACCAGCCACCAGCATAGTTCCGGCATTGTCACAACGTGACTATCATCAAAACCGAGATCCCGACGCACAACAGACAACATCCAGCGGGCACAGTTATCCGTTGCCATTGATTCCAGCCGTTCCGTGAACTGATCGTGCAGCTGGTTATCGCAGTGCCAGCACAGACGGATTGCGCCCGGCGCGTGTCGCATTGTGGTCATGTTCTCGCTGTGCCAGTCGGAATGAGGCCACTGGCAGCCTTTTTCACGAAGTAACCAGCTTTCAAGACATTCCACTCCACCAGCACGACGGATCACTGCCTCATTGCGGAACACGGCCCGAACGGCAGGATCATCCGCCAGCGGTTGTGATGCTGCCGGAACGGCACCACTGGCGAAAGATGAATAACGTTCCGGCTCAGGCTCCAGCAGGACACGCCCCTGCATAAACAGGGGCATCAGCTCTGAACCTGGTCTGAACAATACGATCCCCATACGCGGGGCAATTTCAGGGGTCAGTAGAGCTCTCACGGTCACCTCAATGAACGGTATCGAGCAGCTTTAACAGCTCAGGGAATCGGGATTCGAAGAAATGCGGCTGCGTCTCGCGCGGATTTGCGGGACTGGTGATGTTCTTGCCGAACATGCAGCCTTTCGCTGTCAGCGACCAGAATTTTTTGATGTTGTTAATCGCGGTACGGCTGTATCGTTCGCGTTGTTCAACGATCCCCAGCTTCACCATCTGGTGATATGCCTGATTAGCCGTCAGGCGGATACCATACTGCTTCAGCAGTGCACTCAGCGACAGCGTGGGGCGACTTGAGCCATCGTGTGCATCAGCAGGAGCATCAATGGCATAGCGCGGTGCCAGATTCGGTAATCCAACAGCCTCCTGGAGTTTCTGACAGGCCCCAAGCACAGATGAGTTAGACAGGTTTAACTCCCGACGCATAAAGTCCAGCAGAATCACTCCAGCCTGCATCTTGTCAGCAGCCTGTCCGGATAATTTTTCCGGTGCGCTGGTTACCATGTCGAAAGTACGGATCACCTTCAGATGGAATGACGGGCTGATCCACATTGCATAGGCATACACCAGTTCCTTACAGACATACGTTCCCCGTTCATTTCCCCCATGAATCACACTCACCGGGTCAACACCCAAATTCTGGGTGTTGGTCAATTCATGAACAAGCTCAACAGTTTGTTGGCTGGAAAGAAACTTTCCTGGCTCCTTGGTTCTTGCATTTGCACCAGATGCTACTGCTGCGCGATGCAGATCGTTCAGGCTGTAACGACCATAAGCATCACGACGAACTTCAATACCATCAATGACCATCAGATTATTCATACTTCGTTTCTCCTCTTAATCAGGCGGCTGCACCCGCCGTTTTCTCGTACTTACTTATAGTGATCTCGACCTTCCCTTCCGGGATAACCGGTCCCCACTCCACCAGCATTCTTTTCACCTGGCTGTCGTCTTCCCACACACCCGCGTGGGTCAGGGCGTCAAACAGCGCCTTGTTATAGTTATCCAGATCGCGGATCCGGTTATCCGGTGGAAACAACACGATCTCCACTGAAGCAGGTGCCGACGTTGGTTTCGGCAGACGACGTAACTGCTCAATGATGGCGGCACACGCCGCGCCCTGGAATTTGCGCCCCGCCGCGCTTATCAGGCTCTTACCTGCAAACGCCCCTTTGTTGGGGTGTCGCCAGTACGTGTTCACGCTGGGCGGAAAAGGCAGAATCAGCTTCATACTTTCAGGCCCCTCTCATGTAACCAGTAGGCTGCACGCAGCCTAGCGTTTTCCTCACCGGCAAGCAGTGCGCGGATAATCCCGACCGCCTCGCTGTCGTCGTCCTTCACCGCGGTATGAAGCGTGATCCCCCGGGCCACGCCACGCTTTATCGTGATGACGCCTTTTTTCTCCAGTGCGCGAAGATGCTCCACCGCTGCATTCACTGAACGGTATCCCAGCATGGTTGCCACCTCCTGATTGGTTGGCGGGAAGCCACGTTCTTTCTGATAAGAAATCAGCATATCCAGCACCTGCTGCTGGCATTGAGTTAACGTCGTCATTAAGCCCCCACGTAATTCCCTGACAGATACCACTCTTCACCCGATGCAGCGCGCTTGCTGCTTTTCCGTAAACACCGCTCACGACGCGCAAGAAAATTGTTTCGCTCTTGCTGGGAGTGGCTTTCACGGAATGCCGCCATCCACACCGTTGCAGCACGACGAAATAAGCCCCTGGACTCCAGTTCTTCAGCCTGGCGGGTCAGGCACAAAATCACCCGCGGGTCGTTAGTGCCGACATAGAAATTGCGCACAGGTCTGGATTCACGAACTGGTTGCGGTTCCGGCTCCTGCGGTATCTCAGTCAGGCGAGGGAAATGTCTGCGTGTATCCCCTTCACAACGGTGAGCCACACGCCCACTCTGACGTAACTTGCTTGCTGACTGCAGAACGCGCTGTCGTGAGTAACCTGCAAAAGCATCCGCAATGTCTCCGGAAGTACACCCCGGATGGGCTTCAATGAATTTCTGAACGTCATTCAAAAGACTCATGATCACCCCCTGAATCCTGCCGGGATCTGGCTGTAGTCCACGTTGTCGTAACTGGCTTTAAAGTACGGGTCTTCGCGTTTTTCTGTGTACGTGCTGACGGACGGTGATAAGCGCAGGGAAAGTTCATCCCATTTTTCCCGCAATTTCGATGGGCTGAGGACGTTACGGCACCAGAACGGGTCACGACTGACGCGGCTGTACATCTCGCAGATTTGTTTGTGAGTGCGACCATCCTGAACACACATCAGGCGAATTTCGTTTGCCCAGGCTGTCCAGTTTGGTTCTTTGGGACGAACCACCTCGCCGTCACATTCGGCGGCCTGCTCGTACAGGGCGATGATTTTTTTCCAGAGCCACTGTGCACAGGTCAAATCATCCTGCGTTCCCCACTGGCGCTTTTTAGGGCTGAATACAACCGCATCAGGATGGCGAGTTAAAAAATCCTGTTCAGCCTTCTGCGTGTCCGGTTGCGAAGCGTCCGGACGAGAAGTTTTTTTATCTGACGGATCATGTTTTGATTTTACTGACGGATCCCCGCCAGATTCTGACGGGTGAAAACCCGCTTTTTTGCCAGATTTCGACGCATCAAATTTTGACGGGTCAGATTTTGATGCGTCAGATTTTGACGGGTCAGAATCTGACAGTTGAGAAAGTGCCGCAGCCTGAAGCTTTGCAACGTTAAGCTGATAGACGTTCGACGCATTGCGGTTACCCTGGCGACGCGCCTTACGCGTTAACCAGCCTTCTGCTTCCAGCCGTGCGATAGCCGTTCTTACAGTACTCACCCCTGCGCCAATCTGGCGGGCAATGGTTTCAATTGATGGCCAGCACACACCTTCGTCATTACTGAAATCAGCCAGGCGGGCCATAATTGCCACACTGGATAATTTCATGCCTGACGCTGCGCAACCATCCCATACATAGCCGGTTAATTTAGTGCTCATGACCGACCTCTATTTCCCTGAATTTACGACGAAACTGTTCGAGCGGACTGAAGCATTCATGCTCATAGCCTTCGCGGAGGTAGATAACCCGTTGTGTTTCCGGCTCCCAACGAATGACTCTGACGGGTACTCCGTAGTGATCTTTGAACCAGCGGTTAACTTGTCGCAAAGGACTGTCTCCTTCTGCCGGTTGAAATCACCCACAGCCCACTCTGCAAAGCTGTGGGTTACAATTTCCCTGTCACCTGGTACATTCACTGCATAGCAATACTCCACCTTCGCTTTTCCACCCGGTACAGGAAGCGCAATCAGTTGCGAGCGACGGTAGGGTGTTGTTAAACTGTTCATGCGTTAGTTTCTCCACAATTAGAAGCAATCGACGCCACGACGCCCGGAGCTGCACACTCGCGGGCGTCATTACTTTCTGAAATGCAAAAGATTTTGTAGACCAGTGCTGCATGCTCCTGCAGCTTCGAAATTGACAGGTACAGTTCGTCGTTAATTGCTGCCTGCTCGTGTGGTTCCACCACCCCATCTTCAATTGCTGAACGAATCTGTTTTGAATAACTGCCGATCTGTTCAATGACCTCCAGCAGGCGTTGATTGATATCGGCGTTCTCTACTTCCTCAATTTCAGGAAGCGATACAAACACCCCACCAGCAGACTGTGCGACTGCATCCGCAATGTGGTGAGTGCCAGCAGCACGCTGTAAAACCATTGCCCATCCCAGCGGGAAAATCTGATCGCCATCGGCACGAAGGCGGTTGAATAAAGCGTTCTCTGTTACATCCAGCCAGTCAGCAGCTTCAGCGTACCCCCCCGGCAACGCCGCGATAGTTTTTCTGACAGCTTTCACGTACCACTCAGGCTGTTTTTCTACTTTCCAGTGATGCTTACCCACGGCTTACCTCCTGTTCCTGTGGTTTAAACTCATTCCGGTTTTGACTAGATTGAAAACGAGCAGGGTAGAGAATCTGCATTTCGCTGATTTCGCCCTTAAAAAAATTGGCCAGACGTTCTGCAAGATCGATAGATGGAATTTGTTCCAGTCTCTCAATACGACTCAGCGTCGCTGGATTGACCTGAACGCCCGCAGCAACATGCTGCAAAGTGAATCCATGCGCCTTACGCACATTTCGTAATGGTGATTGCATATAACCTCCACATATTGCGTGATAAGCATATTATTTCACGCAAAAAATTTGCGCAAGTTGATTTGCTTAACGCGCAATAAAGAAATGTAATAAACGCATGAACATAGGAAACCGAGTCAGACAACTTCGCCAGGCGAAGAACATGAAAATCGCCGATCTTGCTGAAGCAATAGGAGTGGATGCGGCGAACATCTCACGTTTGGAAACAGGCAAGCAGAAACAATTTACCGAACAAGCACTGAGCAATATTGCCAAGAGCTTAGGTGTTGATATTGCTGATCTCTTTACCATAGACATCAAAAGTAATACTGTATATAAAAACAGTATTAATGAGGATGTTACGCAGGTGAAGGATGTGTTCCGTATTGAAATGCTGGATGTCAGTGCCAGTGCGGGAAATGGCCTTATCCAGGGCGGTGATGTCATTGATGTGATTCATGCCATCGAATACAGAACTGATAATGCTGTATCGATGTTTGGCGGACGACCAGCCAATCACATTAAAGTTATCAACGTTCGTGGAGACAGTATGTGTCCAACCATAGAGCCAGGAGATCTAATCTTCGTTGATGTCAGTATCAATCAGTTTGATGGAGATGGTATCTATGTATTTGGTTTTGATGATAAAATTTACGTCAAACGACTGCAAATGATACCTGACAAATTGCTGGTGATTTCTGATAACCAGATTTACCGCGAATGGGGAATTACCAGCGAAAATGAACACCGATTCATGGTCTTTGGAAAGGTCTTAATCAGCCAGTCACAAACCCTTAAGCGACACAATTAACCCCACATCCCCATCATTTAGCCACTAGAAGGTGGCTTTTCATTGCCCACAACATTGCACATTACGCAATAAAATACTTGCACAGCACGCAATTTAATTTTATCTTTCTTTCCAGACCAACAAACAAGGTCCTAACAAAATTTGGTTGTAACACGGCGTATGGCACATGCGTCATTAGCGGTCTGGAGACGTTAAAGGGGACAATCCACTCCTTGCTCGGGCAAACAAACCAGGTAGCCGGAATGTGCAAGTCAATGATGATGCTGACAAGACGCCTAACCAGCGTGGCGATTCGGTTTGACGCCTGGGAAGAGACCAGGGTGCAACGATAAGAGCATTTATGGAGCCGCAACAAAGTGTGGTGCCGTAACGGGCTAAGTGCTCTCAGCGTTGTGGTAATCCGCGAAATGGCGCGGCGGTAAGTATGGCGGGGTTACTCTTTCCCCGTTGAGGACACCGGGTTGTCAGGCTGACCATACGCCTGAGTGACAACCCCGCCACAACAGCCACTGCCTTGGCGGTATCAGTTTGTACCATTGCTTCCGGCTGGTACCGCTCTTTTTACAAAACAGAGAAGAGCATCACCGGACGACGGGCTCATAACCCAATCCATCCGGGCGGCTACTACCGCAGGTGTTCTTCTCTGTTTTGTGGAGAAACTAACCGCCCCTGCGGGGGCATCTATTGAAACGTAATTGACTCAATAATCGCCGGATGGCGAGGGCTTCCTTTTCCCAAAATTCAGCGCGGTGCAGCGCATATAAAGTGGAGAACGAAATGTCATTTATTAAAACTTTTTCCGGGAAGCATTTTTATTATGACAAGATAAATAAAGACGACATCGTTATTAACGATATCGCGGTTTCCCTTTCAAATATCTGTCGCTTTGCTGGTCATCTTTCACACTTCTACAGCGTTGCCCAACATGCGGTGCTTTGCAGCCAGCTGGTACCGGAGGAGTTTGCTTTTGAAGCGTTAATGCATGATGCAACAGAAGCGTATTGCCAGGACGTCCCCGCACCACTGAAACGCCTTCTTCCTGACTATAAACGGATGGAAGAAAAAATAGACACCGTAATCCGTGAGAAATACGGGTTACCCCCGGTTATGAGTACGCCCGTGAAATATGCCGATCTCATCATGCTGGCAACCGAACGCCGCGATCTCGGGCTTGATGATGGCTCTTTCTGGCCTGTACTGGAAGGCATCTCGGCAACAGAGATGTTCAAAGTGATTTCACTGGCACCGGGCCATGCCTACGGGATGTTTATGGAACGCTTCAACGAGTTATCGGAGTTACGCAAATGCGCATAACTCATGTAGTTAGTTTTTCTGGCGGGAGAACATCAGCATATCTTGTTCACCTGATGGAAGAACAAAGAAAGGCTGGTAACAGCGTCTGCTACATCTTTATGGATACCGGTTGCGAACATCCGCTGACATATCGCTTTATTCGGGAGGTTGTGAAGTTCTGGGACAGACCACTAACTGTGTTGCAGGTAAATATCAATCCAGAGCTTGGGCAGCCAAATGGTTATACGGTATGGGAACCAAAGGATATTCAGACGCGAATGCCGGTGCTCAAGCCGTTTATGGACATGGTTAAAAAATATGGCACGCCATACATCGGCGGCGAGTTCTGCACTGACAGATTAAAACTCGTCCCCTTCACCAAATACTGCGATGACCATTTCGGGAGAGGGAATTACATCACATGGCTGGGTATTCGCGCAGATGAACCCCGCAGACTGAAACCGAAATCGGGTGTCCGGTATCTTGCCGAGCTGTCAGATTTTGATAAGTCGGATGTTATCCGGTGGTGGCGTAAACAACCTTTTGATTTGCAAATCCCGGAGCACCTCGGGAACTGTGTTTTCTGCATCAAAAAGTCAACGCAAAAGCTGGGGCTTGCATGTAAAGACGAACCGGGTCTGATGCGAGTTTTTAAGGAACTGGTTACGGGTAAACACGTCAGAGATGGTCATCGCAGGACAGGTAAAGACGTTATGTACCGTTGTCACCTGACGCTTGACGGGATTGCCAGAATGTATACCGACAGTGACTACAAAAATTTGTATCAGGCGATGGTGCAGGCCAGGCGATTTGATACCGGGTCGTGTTCAGAGTCATGTGAAATCTTTGGTGATCAATTGGAATTGAAATTCGAAGAGGTAGGGGTATGACAACAAAAATTAACGACCATGCACTGCGTGAGCGCGCGCGGAATAAAGTGCAGAGCATTGAATTCGCCTTAACACATAGTGCATTCGCTGAGATTCGCGCTGAGCTTGAAGATGATTTAGAACTGGCACGGATTCTGGAAGTAGAGCCAGATGAACGCGCAGCCTATGAATTATTCATGGAAAAGCGTTTCAGCGACTCAGTAGATCGTCGGAAATCGGAAAATGGCGATAACGAGTACATGGCATGGGATATGACTCTCGGCTTGGTTGTCTGGCAGCAACGCGCTGGAATGAGTCTTTCAACTGTACAACCGCTGGAGAGTCAGCAATGAACAACTTAATGACAACCAAACAAGTCGCCGACTTCTGTGGCGTTTCAGTATCGACAGTTCTTCGCTGGAACAGCGTAAACAGGAGAACTGGCCAGAAATACAGGCCTGACTTTCCAGATCCTGATATTAAATCCTGCCCAAATAAATGGGCATCACGCAAGATATACAGGTTTGCGGGAGTTATTGAGTAATACGTAGTAGTTCAGATGTGAGCTAACACATCTATGGCACAGAGCTAAACCTAATCAGACTGTCTACTCTGTGCCTAAAGTGGATGTTGCAAATACCACCAGCGAAGAACCAAAATTAATGGTGCAGGATGATGCAGATAATTCTGATGAAAACACCCAGAATTTGTTACAATAAGTACATAGCATTAAAGTTTGTTATGAATGTCTAAATGTAGCTTAATTCAGAGGTGATAATGGGTGCCAATGGTTTACTAGCAGTCTTCGCCATACTTATTGCTTGGTATACTCTCTTAACGGATGAGAGACGTGTTGATTTAAGGTTACGCATATCTAAAATTAATATTATATTCATTATCTTTTTTATATCAACAATCTTAACAATTATATATTCTAAGGTATTGCTAAGTATTTTTCCGATAAAACCGATCCCTTGGATACTCGGTTTTAACGAAGATACATTGGCTTTTACTTGTCTTTGTATCATAATTACATTTTTTGGAATTAAAGTACTGGGCAAAAGACTACCAAAAGCAAACCTTACCTGTTGGATCAGCGTTTCAGAAATGTATCTGCGCGCAAAAAAAATAGAACAACTGGGATATCTTTTTGATAAATATCACGAACAGCTATTTAATATAATTAGTAATAAAAAATGGTATGTTCGCGTACATAATTACTTAGTCCCTTCATTATCTTCCATTATAATGGATAAAGAGAAGGCAAAAAAAATACGATTCAAAAAAGCTAGAAAATTTCTGTCAAAGTTTTTCCCTTATGAAGACAAAAGACAAAATGCTATTCAATTAAATATATCCAATCTTCTGAAATCAAAGGTTTTTTCACATTATTTAATTGATACTTACCCTCACGTAGCTATGAAGGCCACCTGCTTACAGCTTAGATATAATTATGAGTATAATACAAATTTCTTTACGTATTTAATATCTAACCCAAACAGCATTATGTATAGGGAGTTACGAGACAACCAAAATCGTTCATATACAGGGGAGTATGCACTCGACGAAAGTAATGCCTTGCTTAATTTTTATTTAAATGATATTCGTATGGCGATAAATTTAGAAATATGGAAACCTGTGGGTGATTATGTCATTAGCTACATAAAAAAACAAAAAGGGAGTTCTTGCTTTTACAATCATCCAGATAATTACTATTCAAGTAGTGATGAGCGTTGGGAATGCCCAATCTTCGTTGGATTGACGTTTTTCGATGTTATGGTATCTACAGCAATATTCAAACGCTCAAAAAACAATATGTGGCTCATGTATTATCGTTTTTTCCTAAAGGAAATTCTTGAGAGCTATGAAAAATCTAGCAGCATAGATATAAATAGAGAGTTCCCCATGCGATTTGATTATTTAATATATGAGCTAATCAGCCGTTGTAATATATGGGTAGGTGCAACAGAACACCTCAATTATGATAACTGGACAACAGAAGAGAAAGAGCAATCCCCAGAGTTCTTTGCCTCTACAACCTTGGGGGAAATGATGTATCTGATTATTACTTCAGAAAAAATGCATAACAATCAAAAGACATATCTTTTAGAAATCATTATTCAAAGAATGAACTCTCTTGATCAAAACAAGAAACCTGCTTACTCCAAGGAAATCTTCAACAATCTTATCCGAGCATTCTCCCCTACTTCCATTGATATAAATGCAGTAAATAAATTACGGCAACTTTATAAAGGTGTTGATCATGTTCTAAAAAACAAAAATTCAACTTTTGAAGTTGAACTATCAAAATATCTTGACCAATAATGATGTATTTATCCATCACCTGCTTATATTGCAGGTGGTATCCTGATCCCAGTTGATCTATCAGTCAAAAAATCAGTCATATAGCGTTCAAATGTAAGAATAATGGCAGCACCCGCTTTACGCTCAAAGCAGGCTGCCAAATTTGATTACGTACTGGCTACGCATACTGTGTCAATTGGAGCATGAGTTAGTACAAGTAACAATCGATTCAACTCTCTCCCACCATGCCTGGTAGGCTTTACGCTGTTCTTCTAAATAATCGCACTTGTCATAAACCTGCCATACCCCTGGCAGTTTATGACCTAGCATTATTTCTGCAATATGAGGCGCAGTAAGATCAGAAAAGTTTGTTCGTGCTGTTCGCCTCAAATCATGAAGAGACCAATGAGGGAATTGATACCCCAAACGCCGCCATGCGTACTGCATTAAATTGTAAGGCAGCGACTGCAATGATGTCCGACCAACGGGTTCCCTGCTTCCTTCCTTAGTAAAAAGCATATCGGAACCATTGTTCATAGAAATAGCGTACTTTATAAGCTCTTCAACCGGTTCAATAATGGGCCGCTTTAGCGGTTCGCCTGTTATCTCCCCAGTCTTATGTCGTTCTGGTGGTACAGTCCATACTTTATTAATGAAATCAAAATCGTCCACCCTGGCGGTAATTAGCTCTGAACTACGGCAGCCAAAATGCAGCAATAGTTTAATGAATGCCCGGTATTTAGGAACCATTCGAGAACCATCGATCGCAGCATAAAGGATTTTAATTTCATCATGTGTCAGAAACCGTTTCTTCTGACCTTTACGGATATCCATATCTTTACCCGTGATATCCGACAGCGGGCGAGTTTCAATGAGCTTTCTCTTATACGCCCAGACATGGGCCTGCTTTGCGTTAATTAGCAATCGGTCTGCTATTGCTGGAGTCTTAGTGCTAAGAGGCTCCAGGACTTCTAACCAATCATGCAATGTAGCTGCATCGTGAGGGATATTCCCGATTTTAGAGAACAGGTGCAGCTCAAACGAGCGGAGTATCTGTTCAGAACCTTTTTTATTTTTTACACAATATGCTTCATACCAGGCACGGATCACAGACTCTACCGTCATGGCTTCAGTAGCTTTTCGTTTTTCAGCCTGCTTGACTAATCGTGGATTGCGGTTTGACTCGAGTTCACCACGGAGACGGATAACTTCTTCTCTGGCCTCTTTTAATCCAGTTGCCGGGTAAGTTCCGATATCAAGGCGCTCACCTTTCCCTGCCCATTGATAACGATATTGGAACACTACGCGACCTTTCGGTGATACTCTGACAGACAGACCATCACGATCGGATTTAACCAAAACCTTATCACGTTCCTTTCCAACGACTGAACGCAACCACGCATCAGACAGCGCCAT